AATGACTGAAGCACTAGTGGACTGGAGCCATAGTGAAGTTTTGAAGGGGTTGGCTGAAGGCACACTGATGGCTACCCGTGACGGCTACGATTATATCATTGAGTCGGCAGTGAACACATTGACCACGCTTGGAGCAGGGGAACGGGAGGACTTCGGTAAGATTCGAGTTTCCATGACGATTGACCAAATTTTGAATGACATCTACGCTGCTGGCAAAGTAAACAAGGCAAAGTTGGACAACGACAAGGATGGTCGGGGGATGTTTATCGCAGCGGTAGTCAGTTATCTGAAGACTCGTGCTGAACAAAAGGCGATTGGCTCAGAATTTACATTTACCGAGCATCCAACGAAGATCAGTGACATGGATTATGCTTACTTCTTCCTGTCGGCAAAACCGCTGGACGCGATTGAAATCTTCAATATTGATTGGGAGGTGGCGTAATAGATGGAACGCGAACTTATTGGCCGTAATTTATCCGTGCAGGATGACAATGGCGACTCGATTCAGACCATTAAAGAAGTAGAGGTTATTCTGAAGCCAGAGACATTGGATATTATCCGGGCGCGCAAGATGAGTAAGACGAAGCAGATTGTGGGCTATGAAATCACTGTGAAGTTAGTAATGTCTAAACTGGAGTCCAGTCTTCGATACCGACTACTAGCCGATTTCAAGGCGGGTAAGACGATGTTCCTGGATCGAATCACCGGCTCACTTGAGGATATGCAGACTGGTAATGTAGAACGGGTGATGATCAGCGGTGTGCATATTCATGATGAAATGGATCTGCTCGTTGCCAAGATCGACGACAACAATGGCATCGATATCACTCTTTCCGGTACCGCGAATGATTTTGATTTCATTGAGCAGTTCCCGGCTTATATGGCATAATTATTGAATCCATAAATTATCGTGCTACGGTGATGAGGAAAATGTTAAAATATCCCTTGGATTATCATTGAATCTAAGGGGAGATTTTTCATGTGGATAGACGATTATATTAAATTACAATTTCCATTTAATCCTGACGATATGAAATTAGAAGAAGCGGTTCAATTGAAACAAGAAAATATACCTAGTTCATTATTTAAATATAGAAATTTTAATGAATACAGTATTGAAAATCTTGTTAACGACCAAGAAAGGCTATCTTATCCTGCAGAATTTAACGATCCATTTGATGCAGGTCTACAGATCAATTATGATTATATAGTCAAAGAATTATTTAATCATAGGACTATGGAGAATATGCTTGAAAAACTTGACCAACAGGGGTTTACTCTTAGTTCAGATGTGATCGGGGAAATTCGAAAATCAGAGAATGCATTCTATTTATTTACTAAAGCCATCGCTCAATTTGATGAACAATTACTTGGGAAAGAAGAGGAATTTGCAAAGGCGATTACAAAGCTTAACTATGAACAAACTAAATCTACTTTTTCACAGTTTTGCAGCAGCTTCAAAAATGGTTATCTCGTTACGTGTTTGAGTGAGATAAATGACAGTATTCTCATGTGGAGTCACTACGCGAACAATCATAGGGGCTTTTGCATAGAATATGATTTCCGAGAGTTAGGTCCTCATAATCCACAAAGTAGAACTCTCTATCCTGTTATTTACACTGATGAATTATTTGATGCAACTCAATATTTAATTTACCCTCTTCTAAGAGAGGATAATTCGTATAATAATCTTTTTGGATTCTATCCTTCAATGAGCAAGTCAACTCAATGGTCATATGAAAAAGAATGGAGAATAATATTTCCTTTAGGTCCTGGTGCTTCAGAATCGGATCGATTTATCAGAGTACCAAAAGCTAAAGCTTTGTATGTTGGAGCAAAGGCAAATAATGAAGATGTGGAAAAATTGAAAGAAATAAGTAAATTGAAAGAGATACCTATTTTCCAAATGATGCAATCAGAAACATCTCATCATATCTATCCGAGAATGTTGTTTGATCCTAATCATGAGTAATAGGAAGCAGAATCAAACCACCTATTAGGTGGTTTTTTTAATTATTATGATTCTTTGAATAAATAATTTTGGAGGCATATCAATGAGCGATAAATTAGAAAAATATCTATCCAAGGGTAAAACAGGTCGGAACGATGATACCATCACGGTACCGGCAGACGGAGAAGAATGGTCTGTGCGCCGCCTGACCACTATTGAGGTACGCAGAGCCTATGAGCTGGCCTATGAAGACAACGGGGATCCGAAAGAGTCCTATAACGAGATCGACGTCATGATTGTCAAGGCAACGGAGCATGATTTTGATTGGAACAATAAAGATTTACTACTCGCCTTCAACTGCACCAGTAAATATGAACTACCACCGCGTATTCTAGACAATCCTGCTGATTATTCGGAGCTTAGCAAAGCTGTGCGTAATTTCCAAGAAACAAAGGACGAACTTATGAAAGAAGCAAAAAACTCATCAAGCAAGACGGAGAAGCAAGCTGGGTAGCTTCCTTTTGGATTAACCAGAAACGGCTGCCGGCTGAAATCCTACCTTATGAGGTGGATAAACAGCGGCAGTATTATTTCTGTCTTGCCGCGGGGATGATTGCTGAGGAAGAAGCCAAACGCCTGGCTAACAAGAAATAGGCAGGATGGGGGTGAACAACTATAGCAGCGACAACAAAAGTGACGGTTCCGTTCGAAGCGCGGGATCTTATTTCCGGTGCTGTCCAGAATATGCGGAAAGCCATTCTTGGGGCGACTAATGATTTACTAGATTTTCGTCGAGCTTCTGGACAAATGGGGGACAACCTTGTATCTGATCTTCGGCGATCCCGAAGCGCAGCGGATGATTTAGGTAGTCGGATTAATGATGCTGCAGACGAAACTCGGAGACTGGGACGAGCGAACATTGATGATATTTTCAGACGAGCTCGCTCCGGTGCAGACGATCTGCGCAGATCGGCATCTCGTGCAGATTCAGAGATTCGCGGAATGAGTGATTCTCGTGTGCATATACGTGCTCAAGATGAATTGAGCCCAGTCCTTGATGGTATATCTTCCAAGATTACAACGATTGCGGCAACTGCAGGAGCTCTAGTGCTAGGTGGTGGAATCAAGGACGCATTATTCGGGAATGTCATGGATTACTATTCTGAAGCTTCCCGAAGCGCGGCCTTATTGCCTACAGCTGCACGTGATCAAGGTCTTCAGACCGTGAAAGATCTAAATGTTCAGGGCATTATTCCTTCACAGACGGAAGGGGCCAGACAATTAGCAGATATTGCCCCACTAGTCCGGGATAAATCGCAAACTAGCGAGTTTCTGAGCGCTTCAGCAATGATGAAATATCTCCTGCCAGATGCAGGGTTCGAAGAGATCAATCGCGCACTGGCGCAGTCAGCTGACACGTTCGGTGAAACTTATGCTTCTGTAACTGACAGCATGATATATGCCTATAAAAAAGTCGGAGATCGACAGAAAGATCTGTTCGACACATTTTGGGAATACAGCGGTTATTTCAAAAACACCGGTGCAAACTCTGGTCAAATGGCCAACTTCTTGACACAGAGCGTGAAGGAGGGAGCCTTCAATTTCGATAAGCCTGCCGATTTTATCAAAGAGACATTCGGCGTGAAGGCTCTCGATGCGGGGGACATGGAGAAGTATTTCACTCTGCGCGGAGCTGGTAAGAGCGATGCAGCGAAACAAGCTGCCTCATTTACTGGTGACATTAACTCCGGTGAGGAGCAACGTGCAAAGGGTGCACTAATGGCCCTAGTTGCTGATTTAGCCAGTCAGTCACAGAGTGAGTTGAAAGCTTCTCTAGTATCCCTTGGATCGGCTACAGCGGAAGACAACGGAAGTGCTGTACTTAAGACCTTTCAAGTACCTTTTCAGCCTGCACCTTCTGGGATTGCAGGGACGACAGAAAGAATGGTTAAGGCTCAGCAGGATGCGAACCCTATGCAGGATATTATTCAGACGCGTGCGCAGATTGATCAGCAAATGCAGGAGCTGGGAGCAAATCTTTCAACAGCAGTTCTTCCAGCATTAAAAGAATTCAATATTCTGATCACAGAAAACAAGGAAAAAATTCAGGCCTTTGGTTCAGGAATTGTAAAAGTGGTAACAACCGCAACCGAATTGTATGGGAAGTTTTTTGACGAAATTAACGTCGGAGCTGGACTGTTGGTTGGAGCCTTTGCTGCGAGTAAAGTTTATAAGGGTTATCAAAAGAGTAAAAATGTAGCTTCTGACTTAGGTGGACTTTTCAGAAGAAGGTCATCTAGTGGTAATCAGTCACCTATAGAAGAATTAGGCACTCCTACCCGCCGTAGATTTACTCTCCGACGTGGCACCACTGGTGGAACACTTGGCGGTTTAGGTGGTGGCCTGAGCTCTTTCTCTTCCATGACTGTTAATGCCAGCGTTGTTTATCTTAATGAGGCTGGTGGTTTGGGTGGCTCAATTAGCGGGCAAGGTAGTCGCTCAGGAGGTAGGTCGAACCGCCGTGGGCGTACTGGTAGCTCAAGTTCTAACACCCGAACAACGACAGGTGGCAGTGGAGGTACAGGCTCAATCAGAGCGCGCCGGGGTACTCGGACCACTAATAATCCTGATGTTGACTCAATTCCAGACGTTGCCGCGAGAAGAGGACGAGCTACCTATCGTAATACCGCTCGGCTTCGGGGGACGTCAGCTGTTCCGGATATCATCTCGGATGTCTCGGATATACCTGCGAGACGAGGGCTGTTAAAGGGATTCGCTAAAGGTGGGACCAAAGCCGTAAAAGCATTAGGGATTGCAGGTACCGTTGCGGGTATTGGCTTGTCTGGGTATGACTTTTATCAAGCTTCAAAAGATAAGGGCTGGAAGGATGGAATCTCTTCAACAGGAGGATCACTTTTTGGTGGTGCGGCTGGGGGAGTCATAGGTGGTGTTGTAGGTTCTTTAGCTGGACCAATAGGTACTGCAGTAGGAGCAGCAGCAGGCGGATGGGTTGGCGATAAACTAGGTTCCCTAGCCGATTCGAGCGGGGTTACCAAGTCCGTTGTTGATGGAGTGGTTTCGGCTGCTGGCGGCATTAAGGATGCGGCAGCTTCAATAGGTGGTTGGCTCGGCTTCGGCAAAAAAGAAGAGAAAAAGCCAGAGGTTAAACTCCCGCCTGAAGCAAAGATCACCTTTGGTAACTTGACACCGGAACGAGAAAAACAGTTACAGGAGACCTTCAACGCTTTCCGGGCCAATGTGGCTAAGGATGGGCTAAAGACCGCATTGACCAGTGCTGTTAACGAGAGCGGCGTTAAGGAAACGGTCGATAAGATTAAGAATACTTTTGTTGGCGCATGGAAAAGCACAGAATCGGGCAATGCTCAGCAAAATGTGCAGGCTGTTGGAGCAGCTGCACAGAAAACAGCTGTACAGACTCAGCAGTTGGGTGTAACAACGAAGACCAGCACTGCTGGGATTGTTCAGGGTGCTGGTGCAGCGGGAGCGAGTATGCTCGGAATCGGGACTGCAGTAAAGACGGCGACAGATGAGACGAAGCAGCAGTTGCTATCGATACAAACAGTTACAAGTCAGAGTGAAAGCTGGGGCAGTACCATTATTACAAGGATTTCCAAGGGGATGCAGAGTAAATTCCCTGAACTTAAGTCGACAGCAATCGGTGCTATGGGTATTCTGAATACTCTGACTGGTGCAGGGTCCTCTAAATCATTTGGCACGTCAAGTCTTGAGAGATCCAGCGGTGGTGCCGCATATGCGAACGGCGATATTATTACTCGACCTCATATCGGTTTGGTCGGTGAGGCGGGGCCGGAAGCTATTATTCCTCTCTCTTCAGGGCGTCGTCAGCGCGGGGTTGAGCTGTGGGAACGAGCGGGAGCAATGTTGGGTGTTCGGGCTTACGCAAACGGAGGGATTGTTGGCGCGCAGCCTTTGCGAACTCAAGCTTACAAGGCTAAAGCCTACATCGATGATAATAATGACAGGATAGGTTATGGGGCTGGTTATGCTGAGGGCATTCATGGCTCACTTGAAATGGTGAAAAGGCAAGGTCTGAGGCGTTATACCAAGGCGATGAGTAAAGCGAGCAGTCTCACTGATGCTTATAAGATACGCTCAACAGGTCATCAATTGCGTAGGCAGGCAGCGAAGATGAGGATCTTTGCAAGGGGTACAAAGCTGCTCGGTAAAGTGGTTCGACCGGTTGGTTATGCTATGGACGGATGGGATATCCTCTTTGCTGGCAAAGGAAACCGCGGGCGACAGACTGCTAAAGTAGCTGGTGGAATTGGAGGCGGGATCTTAGGTGGTGCTGCAACGGGTGCAATGCTAGGAACCTTCCTCATGCCTGGTGTCGGTACAGCCGTTGGCGGTGCAATCGGGGGGCTTTTAGGAACAATCGGCGGTGAGAAGCTGGCCACAAAAATGTATGACGGTATTTCTGGATTCTTTGGCCGTCGAAAAAAGCGCAAGAAGAAGTACGCCGATGGTGGGCTTATCAGTGCTCCACATATGGGACTGGTCGGTGAAGCCGGTCCGGAGATGATCATCCCACTTTCGAGGCAGCGGAGTAAACGAGGAAGAGCATTGTGGGAACAGGCGGGGAGCCTACTTGGAGTTCGTCCCTACGCAGATGGTGGTGCGGTAGGTATGAGATCGTCCAGCATCCCGTTAGCGAAGACACTGGCGCAGGCACCTGCAGCAATCCGCGACATCGTAATCGAGAATATCAACATAGACTTTGGCGAACTGGCCAAGGGAATTACCAACTTTGCAGAATTCGCGAAGATGCTGACCAGTCCTCAGGGTAGAGCGTTGTTTCGCAAGGTTTTCGGCGAAGAGTTGTACAATGCTCTGGAAAGTGGGGGATAAATCATGCTGACCATGATACGTGATAAGAATCGCTTTACTTTTCCAATTACACCGGCAGAGATCCAGATCACTAGCAGCAATGAGATAGATTCCTTCACGGTGATTACTGGGGAGGAGAAGACCGGTAAGAGACTCACTTCGAAGCTGAAGCGAGTCTCTTTTTCTGTCATCTTCCCGCGGGCCTGGGAGGAACTTTGGGAAACAGGCAAAGAGACGGTGGCTTACAAATCTCCGGAGCAGGCATGGAAGCTGATGGAGGAATGGAAGGCCAAGCCGGTTGTTATTAACTTTGAATCGCTCTTTTCGCAAACCATGTGGTTTGAGAGTTTCGAGGCTACGTATAAAGATGGTCAGGCGAATTTGCATATCACATTTAATTTCGTTGAGTTCAACCCAGTTAAAATTGTTTCGTACTCCAATACAAAGCAGCTCTTGAAACCCGGTGTAATCATAACCAAGTCATCCAAAAGTCGACCTAATACAACGGGGAAAACGGACAAGAAGAATAAGACGAAGAAAAGTGAGAAATCGAAGAAGGCGGAAGAAAAAAAGAAGAAAAATGAGGAAAAGAAATCCACTGCTAATGCCAAAGGCAACTTTGATTATCTGGCTCAAAAGGAGCGGATTTTGGATAAGAACTCTAGTGTTAAATAAAGGACGGGATAAAAATGGACAATTTTGCGATTCTTTACGGAAAGGAGAGTAATCGGCAGCTGTTGACGGATGCGGCAGTTGAATTGTCCTGGTCTTCAGCACGAGATGAAATCGCACGTAGCGCAACTGTTCGACTTCGAAACGCTGCTGATCTGAAGGTAGCCGGCATGCTGATGTGCTTTTCATCACGACTGAAAGGAATGGGAGTGCTTCATCACAAGAATCAGTTCTTCCATGGACCCATCATCAAGTATGAACAAAATGAGTTCACGGATGAATGGGAGGTTGAAGCTCGGGAGATGAGCTGG